TTTATGCTGAGCAGGAACCAACTGTTGAAAGTGAATGGCCTTTACGTGGCTCAACAGATAAGTAACTCTAAGAGTTGCTTTTAAAGCAATTCGGAGTGAAACCAACAATCACATTAACCCGTTGGAAGGGGAAGGATTTAATTCCTGTGGCGATCGAAAGGAACTCCTTGTAGTATCCTTAGGCACATAGGTGAGTCAATGCTGCATCTGAAGTAATCCCCTAAAAAGGATGAACGCGAATGAACTTTATTGACTATCAAGGTTTCGATGAGAAAGTGTCCTACCGTTCCTTGTGGAAAAAAGGCTCTCCTACCTGGAGGGCATCGCTTATACAGGCGGTGCAACCAGGAGTAGGAACGGGGATTAATAGTCCTTCCGTTCTGAACCACCTGTTAAATGTGAATGGCCTTTACGTGGCTTAACAGATAAGTAACTCTTTGAGTTGCTTATCAAAGCAACTTAGAGTGAAACTAACAATTCACACCTTACTTTATAAAACAACAACAAAAACAACAACAAAATCTACAAAAAAACTCATAATTTTAATTTTTTTGTTAGATTAAAATGTTAATCACAGTTCCATTACTCAATATAATATTTATATTGAGTTTTATTTGATTTATAATACTTTGATTAGCAATTTCAAAGATATAATTATTTGTATTATCAGTTTCATAACCTATGCCAATTGTGTTTAAATAAATATAATTTGGGTCAACTATTTCAATAGTTTTCACAATTAATCTAGCATTGGAAATGATTTTAGGTCCATCATTAATTAATGTATAAATATAACTTACTAAATCAGAATAATTAGTAATAGCTACTACAGTATTATTTACTTTAACACTTGTAATGGTTGACCCTTCAAAATTATAATTACCTAAACTAATAGGATTATTAACAATGATATAGTCAGTGTTAATTGTAATTACATTGTCTTTTACTTGTAAACTGTAATTTGGTTTCAATTGTAAAACAGCTTGTGCGTCGGATTGAGATACTATAATAAAATAGTCCATTATATAATATAATATATAATATATTTAAAACAAAACTTAACTTATTTCATATGGATAGACCCGTTAAGGTTTGTGAAGAATCGTTTCAATATAATAAGGAATTTATTAAATTAATTTCTGAAGATAATAAAAACTTAATAAAAAAAGTAAAAGTATTAGAAGAATTAGTAAAGTCTAAAATAAGAATTTTAAGGAAGGAGAATGAAATGTTAAAAACAAGGGTACAGTTTTTAACAAATCTAATAGAATATAATGAAATAATTGTAAAAAAGTATTTACATTTGTAATTAAAAATTAATTAAAGTTTTAAATTATTTTTTTATAATATTAGTTATATGAATCAAAATATTTTTGATGCTGGTGATACTAGTGATGCCTTAACAGGTTTATATTTATGGTTGTTGTTTGGATTTTTAAGTACTATGGTCAATTGTGATATTCAAAGATTAATGATTGAAAATCAAATGTTTAGACATTTATGTGGTGTTTTAGCATTCTTTTTATTATTTACTATAATTAATAAAAATAGTAGAAATCATGTATCTACTATTTGGCAAAAAACAATATATATGTATTTACTCTTTTTGATGTTAATTAAAAGCAAATGGTATTTTTCAGTTCCTATCTTGACTCTTTTAATTTTAGACCAAACTATCAAAGTTCATATTAATTATTTAAATAACATTAATCCTAGTAATAGTAATATAAATTACTATATTAAAGTAAGAGATGCGCTTTATAAAGTAATAATAACATTAATTATTGTTGGTTTTGTTCATTATGCATATAGACAACACGCTGAATTTGGACCAGATTTTTCTTGGTATAAATTGATATTTTCATCTAAATGTAATTTAAATCAATAAAAAAATATATAGTATAAATTAATGGCAGATCTTCCTATTACTTGGTTAGGACTTTTATTTATGATATTTGTACCTCTCGGACAATTATGGGCTAGAATTTTTTGGTTAGATGGTTCATTAGATCAATCTTGGATGTTATTACCTTTTTTCTGGATTCCTCCTCTAAGTGCAGTACCAGCTTTTGGTGCTTATTGGAAATATATTAAACCAGGTAGCGGTGGTGAACCACCTTACGATTGGTATATGTTAGTACCAATAATTGCTAAATTATTAATTGGATTCTTTGCATCAAGTTTAATTGAAAATTATGGTATGACAGCATCATTCTTTTTATTATTACTTCAATTAGGATTAACTTCCTTACCTCACATATTAAGAACTCTCAGAGGTTGTAAAGAAAAGTCATTTGCATTTACTGCAATACACTTCTTGAAAGCTTTCATTGATGGTTCTATTGAAAATGGTGTTTCTGATATTCTACCAATTTTATTACAATTTGTACCATTTGTTGGTTCTTTCCTAAGTATTCTTGAAATAATTCCAGTACTTGGTGATATGACTTATGAATTAATCTGGATACTTGGATATGTTGCATCTTATGTAATTCTTAATATGGTAAATCAAGCTTCTAGTTTTAATAACCAAATATGTAATCTTAAATCATTTGGTGATATTTTAACTACTGATAAAATAGCTGTGGTTGTAGCTTGGCTTGCATCTTTATTTATTGTATTTACCAGTGAATAGGTTTGTCTAAATAATCATTAATCTCTTTAAAAATGTTACAACCAAAAAATCCATTATATGCGCTGAGAGGAGAGGGATGAATGGTATTAAATATTTTATGTTTATCATCTATAAATATTTTCTTTGATTGGGCAAATGAGCCCATCAAAAGAAATATACATCCAGGATTCTTTTCAGAAAACCACTTTATCAATTCATTCACAAAATCAGTCCATAATTTTGCGTGTGAATTTGATTCTTTTGCAAAAACTGTCAAAGCAGCATTTAACAAAAGCATCTTTTCTTCTGTAGCCCATCTTTCCAACGAACCATTTTTTGGTATTTCATATTCAGGGAAACAATTTTTAATTTCCTTAAAAATGTTTTTCAAAGATGGGGGTATTTTTTTATGATTAGCTGGAACAGAGAAAGACAACCCAACTGCTTGAGGTATTCCACCTTCTTCACCTATATAAGGGTCCTGACCGATAATACAGATTTTAATATCAGAAGGAGGATGATAAAAGAGGCTTTTGAAAATGTCTTTTGGTTGTGGATAGATGACTCTATCTTTGTACTTATTTAATTCAGTAAGAATCTTTTGTAATTCATTCTTAAAAGTGTCAAAAAATGGCAACCATTCTTTATTTACTTCTTTTATTATTTCGTTGTATTCAAAGTTCATTGAATAATTTAATAAATAATAAATAAGTAATATTTACAATTTTTTTATTTAAAAAGAAACTTTATTATTATTTAATGACAACAATAGAAGAACTAATGAAGGAATTAAAAGAGTTAACCGTTAAAGTAGAAAGTTTTATTAAGAGTAAAGAAGATAAAGAGGATAAAGAAGATGCTTTTAAAATAGTAGTAGAAAAAATAGAAAAGAAAGAAGATTCTGAATCTAGTTCATCAACTAAATCATATTCTATAAGTGAAAGTGGTATTGATTTTTTCCCAGCTAAATACAGAACTACTCAAGTTAATTTGCATTCGAACAATATAGTAATAACAAGACCAGATAAAATTATTGAAATAAATTACTAAAAAAATATTGAAACTATAACATTTTTATTAATAATGTTATAATTTTAATGACAGATAAAAAGATATCAATTGAGCAAATGAACAAGGAATCAGAAGACTTAACCAAAATAGAATTGGAGAATTTGTTAAATCATATTTCAAATAACCCTAGTTTATTGAAGCCTAAAAGAATTATAGAGTATGAATCAGAGTCAGAGTCAGGTTCCACTACTCCTTCTAGTTATTCCTCATCTTCTGCATCTGATAATATAGAGATTTATAAGAAGGACACCAAGATTGATGAACTGGACAGGAAGCTTTATTATAAGAATCTACATTTGACTAATGTTACTTTGGAAAATACCAAACTGATAAAAGAGAATGATGATTTGAAGAAAATGTTAAAGGATGGAGAACTAGTTGCAAGTATAATTAAAAGTTTGTCTGATTTTTCGATTGAGAAAACAGAAGAGTTTACAGTAGAAAATGTTTTTAGTTATAAGATTACAATTGAGACTCAATTCAAATTTTACAAACATCAATTAGAACTAATTAATAATCGAATTAGTAATATTCCAGATGAGAAAGTTAGAAATTATTTTGAAAATGAAATAACTAAAATGAACACAAGACTAGAAGAAACATATAAAATAAACTCTAACACCATTAATGATTTTATTACTCATCAAAAAATCACTGCAAGAATAACCAATTTGATGTTTATGTTTTTGGGTGGAATTCTATTATTACTCATAAAAGAATTTTTTTCTATTAATTTATAATAATATGAAATTTTTTTTTATTTTATATTTAATAATAGTTTTAATTATTATAAATTATAATATTGGAATAAATGATAGCTTTACTAATAACCCTAGTATTCAACCTTATAATTTTATGAATGATTATAATCTTGTAGAAAAAAAGAATATTATATGTATTTTAACTGTCCGACCTTGTATTAAAACTTATAATTTTATAAAAGAACTGAAATTAAAATCAAATTATGAAGTATTTATTGTTATTGATGATAACAAATATGATATTCCAAATTACGATGGTTTTGTTAAAGTTATTAAAATTGATAATGAAGAGTCCGAATCAAAAGGATATAAAAATAGTATACTGTGGTTAAATGGTAGAGCTGGTTCTAGAGATAAAGCTCTATATTATTTTAATAGATACTACACCAATTATGATAATATCTGGTTAATAGAAGATGATGTATTTATTCCTAGAATTAATACAATTAAAGATATAGATAATAAATATATAGATGCAGATTTATTAAGTTCTGCTCACGATATTTTTCATAAAATTGATGACAATTGGCATTGGCCAGTAGTAAAAAAATATATTAAAATTGATTTACCTTATGCTACATCTATGATATGTGCTATTAGATGCTCTAGAAAAATGATGATAAGTATAGATAATTATGTTAAAAAATATAATGATTTATTTTTGGATGAAGCTTTATTTAATACATTAGCTTTACATGATAATTTAAATGTAAAAGCTATACCAGAGTTAAGTACAATTGTTTGGAAAAGAGGCTTAATAGGTTGGGTTTTAGAAGATATAAAAACAACAAATTTATATCATCCAATTAAAGATATACAACAACAATATGACTTTAGAAAAAATATTTTGTAGGATTTATTAAATATGAAAACTTTCTTAATTTTATTATTAATAATAGTTTTAGTATTATTATATAATTGTTTATATGAATCTTTTGAAAACACTAATGATAATATAGAATTAGTAATAGCTAGATACAATGAAGATTTGGAATGGACTACCCAAGAACCGTTTAATAAATACAAGTATATCGTTTATAATAAAGGGAAAAATGAAAACTTTAATAAAACCAATGTTAAAAAAATCATTCCTATCAAAAATGTTGGAAGATGTGACCACACTTATTTATATCATATAATTAATAATTATGATAATTTAGGAAATATAGTTGTATTCCTACCTGGGTCTTTAGATATGTCTTCAAAAAATAACATAGGAAAAGACCTTTTGAATACTATAAAAGAAGAAAATAAGGCTATTTTCTTTGGAAATTATACCGCTGATATTAAAAATTATTTTAATAATTTTCAAATGAATGAATGGAAAGCTTCATATGGTCCTAATTCAGAAGAAAATAATGAATCTAAATTATTATTATCTCCTAATAGACCATTTGGTAAATGGTTTGAAAATTATTTTGGAGATATTATTGTTAATGTACATTGTTATTATGGAATTTTTTCAATAGACAAAAGAGATATTATTAAACATCCAGTATCTCATTATCAAGAATTGATTAAAGATTTAGAAACACATAGTAATCCTGAAGTTGGACATTATTTTGAGAGAGGTTGGGGGGCAGTATTTTATCCTATGGAACATACTGAATTTAAACAGTACATATCTTTTTAAAGAATAATCTTATTTTATTTATATGAATAAAATAAGTTTTATTATCGCTCGATATAATGAAGATTTAGAATGGACTACTTCAGAACCATTTAATAAATATAAATATATTGTTTATAATAAAGGTATCAATGAAAATTTTAACAAAACTAATGTTAAACAAACTATTAATCTTGAAAATGTCGGAAAATGTGATCACACTTATTTATATCATATAATAAATAATTATGATAATTTAGATGATGCTATTGTTTTTTTACCAGGTTCTTTGGATATGATTAATGTATTAGAACCATTTAATAAAAATGTAATTGGTAAAAAGTTAATTAATCTAATTGAGAGCGAAGATAGAGCAGTGTTTTATGGATTTGAAACAGATGATTTAAAAAAATTATTTTATGATTTTAAATTAGATAATTGGGGGTCATCTTATAGTTCTAATAATCAAATAAATAATGAAAGAAAATTATTTCCATCGGACCCTAGGCCTTATGGTATTTGGTTTTCAAAACACTTTGGCGATATCAATGTAAGAAATTATTGTTTCTGTGGAATTTTTTCAATTGACAAAAGAGATATAATTCAACATTCTTTGGCTTATTATAAATGTTTGATAAAGGATTTGGAAGTACATAGTAATCCAGAAGTGGGTCATTATTTTGAAAGAAGTTGGGCGGCGGTATTTCATCCGTTAAAATATACAGAGTTTAAGTTATTTTAAATATTTTTTCAACCAGGCACTAAATACTTTCATTGCTTCTTTCATATCAGCAGTTTGATGCGGATGATGTTTGCACGGTTATACATTGTATTTACCACTTGTTTTTGATAAGTTAAGTCTCGATGTTTTATAATTTGAAGAGTATCTAATGCTTTTTGTTTGTCTTTAAAGCCGGTGCCTTTGGTTGAGGTTTGGGGGTGTTTATCTTCGTAGAGGGATTTGTTAATTTTTGCCATTAAATAGGGTTATAAATAATAATTTTCTATTATAATTTAATGCCTAGAAGTAGAGAAAATAGAATAATTAAACCAATCGAATATACTCAAACTAAACCAGTACATGTCCAATTAAAACAACCTGGATTTTTTAGTAATGTATTTCAAGGATTTGCTTGGAGTACAGGTAGTACAATTGCAAGAAATATGTTTGAATCTAAGAGTCATATTACACCTTCATCTTTTAATGAAATTAATTGTTCTGAATATAAATTATGTCAAAAATTAAATGACCCTCAAGAATGCTTTAATAAAATGAATGCATCTGAATATACTGTTTGTAAAAAGTTATTTATGCAAAATTAATTACTTTAATCCTTCCTTATATAATTTCAAAGTTACTTTTCTTTCTTCATCGTGGTCTAAAATAGGCTTATAATATTTTACACCTTGATTCAACCATTTTTCGTGCACTTCTGGTTTATACCAGTTATGAATATCCTTTGTAGGTACATCTTTTAATTCAGGAAGCCAATGCTTTATATATTCACAATCTTTATCGAATTTTTCTTGCTGAGTCCAAGGATTGAATATTCTAAACCATGGTTGGGCGTCTGTTCCATTCCCGGTTGCCCACATCCATCCATTATTGTTGGAAATTGGATCATAGTCAACTAACTTTGTTGCAAAGTATTTCTCTCCCTCACGCCAATCAATATGCATATCTTTCGTAAGAAAAGACGCATTTATCATCCTTGGACGATTATGCATAAAGGCAGATATATTTAGTTGTCTCATTGATGCATCCACAACAGGAAAACCAGTCCGTGCATTTTTCCAAGAATCCAACCATTTTTTATTAACAGACCATTTAATGTTATCATATTCTTTTTTATATGAAATATTCTTTCCACTAATTTGTCCTTTTAGTATATAAGGAAAGTGATGTGTTATCATCATATAAAACTCCCTCCAATAGATTTCAGAGATAAGTCCGCTGTGTTTCCCAAGGTGCTTTTCCATAGCCCAATAAACCTCGCGAATTGAAACGGTACAATAATGATTGTGTGCTCCTAGAAAAGTTGTTTTA